GTATTAATGGGCCCGGGCGTCTCACGACGTGCCGGGCAGTGTTGGCTGTGCCTCACGGCATGGCCTTAGGCGGCGCTTCACAGCGTTGCCTTGTCGCCTCACGGCGAGAACCGGTTATTGCTTTGGAATCTGTTGGTAAATGCCCTGCTGCGCTTTAGCCTGCTCGCGGGCCACCTGTCCGCTTTGCCAAGTTGAAATACCACGCTCAGCAGTCTGACCTGCGATATAGCCTCCAACACCGAGCGTCATGAGATTCCATAACGCTTCGGGCAATGGCAGAGTAAGACCTACGCCAAACATCGCAGACAGATACGGCGCGATCAGGTAGTTGTTAGCGACGATGGCAACAATTGTGAGCATCAGAATCGGTCGCCAGTTGCGTTGCAGCCAGCTCTCACCAGCCGCTTCTGCCAATATCACCTGCATTTGGCTTTTGAGTGCACTGTTCTCGGCATCGATCAACTGAGTTTGGATCTCGTGTTTGAGTCGGGCGGCTTCGTCTTTGTCAGTAACGGCCTTGTCGATCACGCTGAACAGCGGGCCGGTAATCACCGATAACGCTTTAGCTGCAATGCTCATTGCCTAGTCTCCAGCGCCGACACGCGGCTGTTCAAGTTATCGATACGCCCTTCTATCTCATCCAGTTCACGCCTGGCATCCGTGGTGCGGTAGTAGGTATCACCCCATTCCCGCAGCTCTTGACGTAGCTCATTGAGCATTAAACCCTGGGTTGTCAGTCGCTCCTCAAGAACTACCGACTGCTGCCCCAGCTTCACAAGCTCGGTACCCGCCCAAATGATCAGTGCCACCAGTAGCACTTGGATTCCTGTCTGCATATGCCGCTCGAATACGGATGGTTTCACGTCGCGCTCCTGGGGCATTACGCCGCCCTCCGTAACTTGGCGCGCTCGTACCAGGTCTGGTCGTTAGCACACAGCTCACCTTGGGCGCGCTTAAACTCCAACAGCAGGCGCTCTAATGAATGCTCATGTTGGCCGTAGCCTGCACCTGGTAGCGATGCCCAGATATTCCGGCACCGATGAATAGCCTCGGCAATCTCGCCCGCTTGAATGAGGGGTAAGGCGCGCTGTTCGCGGATTTGCTGAATAGCACAACGGTCTTGGCTGATTGGCCCGAAATCGGGCAAGCCAAGCTGGTCGCGGTAGTGGGGCCAAAAGCGGCTTAACTGCTGGTACCGGCCTGCTGCTGTTGAATACAGGCCTTTACGCACTTTCACGCTTAGGCGCGGGTGGTCGGTGTAATCATCCAGCAGAATCAGCTTGCTAGGGATAGAGCCCACAATGACGCGGTACCCGTCATCGGTGCGTGGGTCTTTAAGCATAGGCTTGCCGATCTCGGCAAACGCCAACACATCGAGAAACGCGCAGACGTTACTGCCGCCAGCGGCTTGAGGAATAATGCGGGGCATAGAATCTCCGACGCCTCACGGCGTGAGAAGTAAAATTTCTAAAGAGCTTTAATATCATCCGCTAAATTTGAAGAGATTCGTCCATGTATTTCTAATGCTTTATCTAGAGCGCTCTTAGCAGAAGTAACGTATATTTTAGCTACTTTTCCGTTGGAACCAGCTTGGCTGATCATTAGGTCAAGACCTTTATTAAATTCACCACCCACCTCAAAAAACTCATTTATCTGTGAATCATACTCAGACTTCATGAGGTTAAGAATACCAAAGGCATCTACAACTTCTGAACTCGCATCCTGTGCTAAGCTGTACAGTTCTTTAGGCAGGGATGGCTTATAATCAGCATTTTTGATTATTTGTTCGATTCCTTGTGATAAGGATAAATACTTGCGATGGTTTGAAAGAAGCATCAAATAAATCTTTTCAAGCTTATCTTTTCTCTCCGCTTTAACATAGGCTATTCTGGTTCCCTTGTAACCTACCCAGCCGCTAACTATTGCACCACCAAAACTACCTAGCAGCGTAGCTCCTGCGGATAACCATATTGGCCATCTTTCTGGGGCGTCAACCTTTGGCAATGATTCAACTATGACCTTTATGGTTTCTGGCAGATACTCTGGCGGCAATGGCGGCACTCGCAGGGCCTCATAGTAAAACGCCCCGGCAAAGCCGAGGCGTAAAATGGGATAGTGGGAATATACTAGCTATTTCAGGCACAGGCTGCAACTTTGATACCGCTAATGAATCAATCGGCTTAAACCGCCCAACCTACGATCCACGCCTGACCGTTCTGAGGTAACCGAATTTTCACCTGAATATCTTTGGCATCACCCCAAAAACTTAATGATTTGAGCCAGTTCATCCAGTCAGACGACGCTTCCATATCGTCGTGATTCGATACAAGCACAAGCAGCTGAATAGGTATGACCTTATCAGCTCCCTTGAGGGTTAAAAGCTGGTCACGATCCCAATGAACTTTGTCACGCCACTTCTTATCACTGGTGTAGTCATGAACCAGCGCGACTTCAACAATGTAACTATGCCCACCTTTCGTGAAATACACATCACCAGTTTTCTTAGAGGCTTGCAGGTCGGTTACATGGCGATAGGCCGGCTTGGGTTTAAGGTCGCTTTCGGATACCTGCAAGGCGTAAAAAAGCTCCCAGTTGAACCACTCCTCGAAAGAGTAACCCGTTTTTACAAATGACTGCAGCTCGGCAGCCTTACCGTTAAAATGGTGCTGAATGACATCCTGAAGAGCTGTGAATGTGCTCAAAGGGGGATTTCCTTTTGGCTAATACTAAAACGCCCCGACAGAATCGAGGCGATGAGACGGGCAGCTAAGACAGGTTAGCCATTTCAGACACAGACTGCAATATTCCCACCCAAATCATGCATATACCTAACGCCTATTCTCCTGATAGAGGTTCTAGCAATCAGGCAAGTTATCAAGATTATTAGACGAAGAAGCATCAGCGTTAGTGCGCAAGTACTTGCTTGTGCCTGAACCTGCTACGTGTATATCAGCCCTGTTGCCGGAACCATCTTGGACATAATAAGAATGGGTGCCTTGCTCAATCTCGTTAATTGCGGTTGTCTTCCCAACGGGCGACCACGACTCACCAGATTTACAAAGCTTGGTGATATCGCCATCTTTATCTTTGCCTGTAGCCGTTACTCTGCGATCAGCCATGCGGTTGCTCCCTTTTCTCTAGTTTTAGTTTTACCTCAGCACCAGAGAACAACAATTCATGACCAAGGGTCAATGCGACCGTTGTCGTAGGTAAATAGCTTACAACTAAAGTAATTTTGAATAGCAAACCAGCGTTCCAGTTAGAGCATTACGATGTTCCACGTCCTCACAATTACTAGCAGCCCTCCCTATATCGGCAAAAAAGGAACTATCGATTGCCTCTTTTCGAATCCAATTCCGTGGGCATGCCAACCTCTTTGAGCAACATACGGCCAAGATAAGATATTTCAGTTCGATGCTTGAAATCACCGTTTTTTGCATTAAATTCAGGTAGTTGCCCTTTTTTTAGATTTCCATAATTTTTTGTTAACAACCCCATACGTAATAGATGCATCGGGCCGCTCTCATATAGCTTCTCGCTTTCGATAGCTTCAATACTAGAACCTAAGTATGCAGGTTCAGGACGGTTAACTTCAGAGAAGGGATTCATTTCACCACTCCCGTATGCACGTCCATAAGCGTGTAGAAGCACCATTTCGTCTTCATCCAGTTCGCCCAATATTGTTAGCAAACGCTTCCTGCGGACTAAATCTGCATCATCTAGCGTCAGCCCTCTTGAAACAGCCTCAACGATCATTTCTATACGCTTGCTGGAAGTAGCCCTGGCTGCTTGGTAGCCTCCCTCTTCAATGAGGTCAACTTTTTCGGGATACTCTAAAAGCGTTTCCTGAACAGTGGACTCGAGCTGCTCTACTCTTGCAGAGAGAGCTCGTAGGTATTTAGCAACACGGTCTGCTCGCTGGCCAGGAATCACATTGCCAACAACTTCAGCAAGAGGCCCTCCTATCATTGGAATAAAGCCAGCGGCCCCCTTTCCTATAGAAACGAGCCGATCAACCAGCTTATCGTCAAGATCATCATTGTGCCGTTTTCCTGCCTTATTAATACTAGTCACCACTGTCTCCTATCCAAAATTAGCCTGCAAATTAAGCATAGCGAATGTGCCAAAAGGCTGCATTATTCAACAGCTGGTGTGTCTCAACAGCTCTTGTATAGTCGCAACAATTACAAATTGTTGGAGTGAGTAGACATACGTATGCTTGCAAATGAACTATGCTTCGACATGACCTACAACCAAACGGAGCAAAACTATGTCTGATAAAAAGACTTCTAAACAGAAAAAAACTGGCAATACAATGTTTGAACCTGGTCAAAAGCCACCTAGCCCTGGTGAATACCTCGAGGTTGGCCCTCAAGGCGGAAAGGTCTCTAAAGCACGCCAAGTCACAATGACTGGAGATGATGGGCATTTGCCACCAACTAGCGAAAAGGGTAATAACTGGAGAAAATTGTAGCTATCTTCTGTTAGACCGACTAAAGGTAGGCAAGTCGTCATAGTTAAATGCCCCGTCAAAACGAGGCGTATATCAACTGGATGAGGCAAGCCTATTTTTACGGCCACGATAAACAACAACTAAATTTTATTGCTAGAGATATCTCCACTCTACTGGCGTAAGCCCAGCAAGGACGATCACTCTGCTTGCTTCATCTCTAGAGATGACACTGCCAGCACCTATAACCTCAACCACTAGGCTGCCTGCCTTAATGGGTGCTTCATTTGAAATTACCTGTTTTACAAGCCTTCTCAGCACTTCCTTGGGATCGGTACCATGCTCTACCGGTCCGCCCCCATTAACCTCTCCCCAGCTTTGGCCACTTGCAGTAGAAGCCTCCAGCCTAAGCGTTTGGACAATATGCATATCGTCTTCTTGATGAAAGATAAAACGATAAGTCTCAATGTAGGGCATCGACATAATCAAAACCTATGGCCAATTGGATCAAGGCTTACTAAAACTCATGCAGCTTTTATAATCAATGCCGCTACAGGAGCTAATGATCCACTCTCCCATCGATCCAGCGTATCCAGCAGTCGCTCCCACACTCCCCGCCAGCAGGTGCGCCCATGAGCTGACCAGCGGCGAACATCCATCACTTCCCCGTGCTCCAGCTCAATCCACGCGGCTACGCGCTTTGGATTATGCAGCCCTGGCCGGTTATACGGGTATGTGGTTTCAGCGTGGTGGTGAATCGCTGCCGACACAATCCATCGCAACTGGCTTACTGCCTCCGCTGGCGGGCGCTCGTTTTGTCCCTGTCCTGGTAAACGCATCGTCATGGCCGTTTGCATCAATGCGGTGTGAAGCCATTCCCGATCCTCTGCCAACTCATCCTTAGTAAATGGCCCAAAGCAATAGCGCGCTAAAGCTGCCAAGTGCACTGGCTGGTTCTCAACAGCGCTGATCACCGCCCCCGCTTCCAGTCCATTCACAATTCGCCAATCATTGTTATTGCGCTGAGTCGTCTGCACCTGAGCACCCATGCGCGCTATCTCCTGCGCATACGCCATGACACTGCCACGCTGCTCGTGATACGCGTCAAAGATCATCTGTCGAGCTGAGATATATCGCATCACTTCCCCCTACCGTTGGGTTTTCGTTGCGTTGTTGCGCAACTGTTGCGTTTTGTTGCCCTTAGCGTTGCGTTTTCTTTCGTCAACGACTTGATACCACACGCTTTTCACCTTCTCTTGAGTGATGTGCGTAAACACTTTTGCCCACTGGTCGAAGACCGCTTTACGTTGCTCTTTAGGCACAGCCAGCATTTGTCGAACGACGAACTTCACCTCGCACTCCCGGGCCCACTCATGCCACTCAGGGGAATAGCCGTTCTCTCCACCCAACTTGCGACCGTCTGGCCATGACTTAGGGCACTTCATTACTTCACCGCTTTCACTAGCTGACGCCTGGCTAATGCATCCAGCGTCAACACAATGGCTTCGTTCATTCGGGCGCGGCGCTCTTCACGGCTAAGGTTTTTGCCGTTATCAATTTCGCCGTGGCACTTTGGGCAAAGCGCAGCTGTCAGTGCATCGCTAGCCTTTTGGCCCCGGCCACGGTGCTGGTTGCTATGGGCAGCTTGGATGCCCCAGGCGCCACACAGCACGCAGTTCTCTATCTCGTGCACGTTGCTCAGCCACTGGCGGCAGCGATGCGGCTTGGTGGGCAGGTAGCACTCATTGGGGAGCATTAAGCCACCTCCTTGTATTCGTCCGGACGGAAGCCACGCAGGTTGGGATCGGTCAGCCGCATGCCTAAGCTGGTGAAGTGTTGGTACACGGCATCTAGGTAGCGGGTTTTCTGGTCTTTGTTCATCAATCGAGTACAGGGGAAGTCCAGCGGCTCCTGCATAAGCTCGAGCTTCAGCTCATACGGCAATGGCTTCACGATACGGTCGTACTTCTCACAGAAATCGGGGAGCTCCCAACGCAGGATCGGTACCGCGAAGTGCAGCTTGCAGTAACCGCGATACTCCTCAGCGGTGTGGTCGCCCTGAGCTTCCGCCTCGAGCATCCATTTACGCTGGAGCTTGTTCTGGTCGAGGCTCCGTTTGACCTGACGTTTGCGCACTACGATCTCCACGTCACCCCACAGCTGGATAGCGTCGGAGACCACCTTAGGCAGCTTTCCGATAGCAGTTAACGCTTCGGTCACACTGCTGGCTCGGGAGACAAACGGCTTAGTGGCTGGTTTACTCATGCCGCTCCTCTCTGCGTCCGGTAACTTCCCCAATCCAGTTTCAGCGTTGCGCCGCCACCTTCCTGCATACGGTCAATGATGCGCTTGCCCAGATACTCCTCGAGCTTGTCGGCTTCCAAGTTGCTAATCAGAATCGTCGGCAGCATCTGCTTGTAGCGCTCATTGATAATCTTGAAGAGCATCAGGCGCTCCCACTCGGTACCGAGCTGGGCGCCTACCTCATCCAGAATCAGCAGGTCGAGCCCACCCACGAAGGCACGAATGGCTTCTCGCTCGCTTGCGCCCTTCTCCTTGCTGAACGCACGCTCTTTGATGAGATCGATGAGCTCATACACGTCGATCCCCATCACCACACGGCCACCCGTCAAAAGCGCATTACCAATGGCATAGGCCAAGTGGCTCTTGCCAGTGCCCACACTGCCGGTAAAAATCAGCCCGCCGCCCTGTTCCAGTCGCTCGTCAAACTTGGTGACGTAAGCGTGGCAAACGCTCAGCACGTAGGCTTGCTCCCGACTGTGCGCCTCAAAACCGTTAAGCGATTTATGGACAAACCGTTTGGGTATCAGGGATTCTTCACGCAGCTTCTCAAGTCGCCGGCGGGTGCTGGCTTCACTGGTCTGGCTCACTTCTGCCTGGCTAACGCCCCGGGCATCCTCCATCACGCACTGAGGGCATCCCGCCCACTGGCCGTTCGGCATCTTGGTATTGGCAAACGCGCCATGGATACGGCAATGGTCGGCCTTGGTCTCGGCGGTACCGGCGAGCATGCTGGACAGCTGGCCACGTACCTCGGGAGTCGTCGTCAAGGGTTGCGCCATGGTTAATCCCTCGCCCATTCCGGAAGCTCAAGATCATTGGTGCCGTAAGATCCAACGGGTAGCGGTTGAGCAAACCCCATGCGGCCATCGTTGCGCTGGGGTTGCGCGCCACGGCCGCCCAGGCGGTTAATCAACCATTGAGCTTTGACGCCTTGCCAGCCCGCCAGAATGGTCTCGTCAATCGCTTGATCTGGCGTCATGCCTGGGATTGCCTCGCTGGCTTTGACGGCCTCGCCAAGTGCAAGCATGAGAGCCCGTTGGGTAAGCGGTTTTTTAAGCGCCATGCGGTGATCGATGAACGCCTTGGCGGCATCCTCCGAAACCCCGTTTGGCAGGTTAGTAAGATCGAGAGCGGTCGGTTTTGCTTTGGCGGTTTTTTTCGGTGCCGCTGGCTTTGGTTTGTTTGGAGCAGAATCGCTATCCCCTTCGAACGTAGTGAGAAGGGGTTTGTCTTTCCTGTCTTTAGAAGCGTTACCGTTTTGGTAACACTCAGATTTACCATTTTGGTAAGAGTCGTACCCTTTTGGCTCGCTCTGTCCGGTTTGGTCAATTTCGGCACTTTTGGCTTGTTTGGGTGGTGGAGTCTTACGCTCCGGAGTTGCCAGCATCCACTGGTCAGCATGCTTGTTTAACGAAACCGGCGAGCGACTACCGCCATGACGGATGACAACGTTTTTTGACACCAGGGCGGCCATGGCTTTGCTTGCCTTAGTCGCAGGCATGCCCGTGAGCTTAGCCAGTAGACCGCCAGGTATACGCGCCTGCTTTCGGTTCCAGCCATAGGTCAGCCGGATAACGGCCATGACCACGCGCATTTCGCGCAGAGTCAGCGGCGCGGCCATCACCTGTTCCAATAGCTCATTGGCTATTCGTGTATAGCCATCTTCCACTTGCGGCCCCCTGCCGGAACGTTCAGGATCCGGCCTATCAACGTCTTCTCGACGTGGAAACTGGATAATTTCAGCGGTATTAGTCATAATTAACTCGCGTTATGTATTTAAAAGCCCGGCACGCTCCCCAGCGATATGCCGGGCTTTTGCGTTTAAAGTGCACTCAGCTTCAGACGTGGTATCGTCAAACCTCCCCATGTGACTAATCCACGGAGCCCAGCATGAAAGGTGTCTTTGAGTTTGATATTTCTGAATGGACGAACGAGCGCGATGCAATAGTTGCTAAATACGACAAAGGCGAAAACAACTCCGACTCTATGGAGAAATTGCTTCATTACGCCAATTCCACATTGATAGAAGAACTGTTTATTCGGCACTTCATTTTTCAGTGCAGGATGAGATACTTTTTCGGTCGCCCCGATGTTCGAGATAACCGTGAGGAATTGCTTCAGGTGGCTGCCATCGACAAGCTTGGCCTTTCCGTTCGAGAAGCAAAAAGCTTCAGCTACGATGACCTGATATTCATGCTTAGAGGTGAGATCAGCAGAACTGCACTGCCCGAGTATATTGTTGATGATGTGCTGGGTGACGCCAACGTAGATTCGAGAGTCTTTAGTAGGATCTTGTTTAAGCGGGCTAATGTTCGCCCGGCTTCTCGACACTAACTCGCTACCGGAAGCAATTATTTCAGTGATATAGCCCATAACTTCCTCCACCTTTTCTATAAAGCCCGACACACGCCTGTGGTACGGGCTTTGTCCTGTATGGCACTCAAGACGACCTGATAGGGCCTAATGACGTCCTATAAAGCGGGCGTATGCCCGCTACTACTAAACAGCCCGCAACCTGCGCTCTCGACGCATTGCATAGAGCTGGTCTTTAAGGGGCCCCGCGATAGCAATGGCGTGGTCTAGCATCACGTCCTCTACCGCTACCCCCTGCTGTTTCGCTTGCTGGCTCACAAACGCTTGATGCTCCGGCGGCATAAGCCGATAAGTGCGCGTTAAAACTGCACGGTTCACAGTGACTCCTCGGGCCTAGTTCGGCCCTTCTGCTAGGCGCGTAGGCGCTGCATCATCTGCTCAGTGATGCGGTTCTCGATGAGGTGCGCCATGAGCGCTTCAACCATTTCGTTTTGTGCGGCTTGCATGCTTTGGCCTTCTGCTAAGCGCTTCAGCAGCACGTCTTGTCGGAGGTTTATCACCTCCATGCCCACAAGAGCGCACTCCCGAATTGCGTGGGAGATAACGCCCCCATGGCGCATTGCTGCCACCTGTTCCAGTGCGAGGTATTCCGAATCCTTAAAACGGACGCGAGCGGGGTTATCCAAGTGCTCGCCCTCCGCTTTACGGGTAGTGGGAATACGCGGTTCACGGTTCAGCATTGAGACTTCCTTCTTCTGGTGTGCTGATAACGCGGCCTTCACAGGCAGGCAGTTGAGATTAAGCGGCAATAGCATTCAGGCGAGGACAGAGATCCACCGCCTTGATGTTTCCGTCGGTCAATTTTTCGGCGACCAAGGCATGAACCTCAGAAACACCGTGGCGACCAGTAGCCCAGCCAGAAACAGTTCCTTGCTTAACACCAAGGGCTTCTGCTGTTTTCCGCTGGCTTCCAAAGTGCTTAATGAGTTTTTGAATAGGGGTTTCCATAGGCATGCCTAATACTGAAAGGATTGCCGATATAGTAGATATAGGAAATCCTTTTTGCAAGCGTATAGGTTCACCTATAACTTGCTTAAATATGACTATTGGCGATCGGGTAAAGCGTGCCCGTAAACACGCAGGCCTTAATCAGCGAGATTTGGCAAAAGCTATTGGTATTACTCAGCCATCTCTTTCAGAACTTGAACGCGGCGAATCGCGCTCAAGCGCTTACCTTATTCAGATAGCCTCTGTTTGCGGGGTAGATGCCAATTGGTTAGCGACAGGAAAGGGTGAAATGCTTAATCGCATACGGACAGACGAGATTGAGCTGCACGAAACTGAGGTGGTTGACGGTGACGAACCATTACGAGCTGATGAAATTGAACTTCCCTGTTTTTACGAAGTTGAGTTTTCAGCAGGTAATGGGAGCACCCAGGTCGTCGAGAACCATGGATATTCGATGCGCTTTCCCCTGGCAAAGCTGGCCAAACGCGGTGTTTCACCAGAGAATGCAGCATGTGCAACTGCCAGTGGTACATCCATGGAACCGACCATTGCTGACGGCTCCCCCATCGCTATAGATAAAGGCACTCGCCACATCATCGACGGAAAAATCTACGCTCTTGATCACGGTGGAATGTTGCGCATTAAACGGCTTTACAAAATGCCTTTAGGTCGTGTGCGTCTTGTCAGTGACAATTCAGATGAATATCCAGAAGAAATGCACAGCCTAATGGGCCCCGACGCGCCAAAGATCATCGGACGCGTATTCTGGTGGGAAGTGTTTGACTGATACTGCAGACCAGATAATGCGAGATGCCGCCTAAGACGGCGTTTTTCTGTGCCTGAATTAAGCCCTCTTTGGTAAACTTAAAGCGCAAGACGAACGAGAAACCAAACCAAAGGGATGATCAAAATGGGGCGAAAATTACTAGCGGCAATCGCATCTATTTTTTTAATCGGGCAAGCTTCTGCAGACCCTGGTAGGTATCAATTGATAGACACCAATTACCAGTTCATTAATATCAACGGAGAGGAATTTCAGATTCCTGCACTTATTTTGCTCGACACCAGCACAGGCGAAATGAAGATCTGTTCATCTGCTCAGTATTCAGGCCGCGTCATTGGTAGAGATGAAGACAAGGACTATCAGGTGCGCAATTGCGACACTCAATTTGAGATAGTGATGGAAATACCAAGAAGATAAACCAAGTTATCAAACCAAATACCCGCCCAATGAGGCGGGTATTTTTTTGCCTATCAAAAAATATAGGTATTCCTGTTGAAAAATATGAAAGGCATGCCTATATTAATATGCAACGAACACGGCGCAGCCGGTTCAGGCCCTCACAGGCCACCGCTCTTTAACAACACGATGAGCCTAGCCAGCCGTAGCGGGTAACGCCGCGAGAGTTCGCTAGGAGTACGCCACCCCAGGGCTGTCGAAGTACTGGGAGAAAGTGCATTCAACAAGTCGTGTGCTTTCTAAAGCCTAGCTTGGTGGTTAGGCTTTAGAAGGCGTATTGCGACATCAATTTTTATGACCTACAATGTAGGCATGAAAAATTGATGAGGCCGAAAATGGATAGCAATCAATTCCCACAAAATGAAACAAATCAACCTTGCTTTGTGAGTGAGAGACCGGAAGTGGTCACGCTACTCCAAACTGAGCTCGGCTTACCTGAATCCTCTATTGAGGATTTAGAAAGAGTAATCAAAGCCGCCTCTGATAAAGAAGGCCGCGTTGGCCCACTTGCCCCCCCTGGTTCGGGCATGAGAGAAGCCCATAGTGCTGGTACCGAACATTTGAATAGGATGCTTACAGGTCTTGGTTGGTGTTTTTGGGAAAAAAAGCACCTGCGCTTCTGTGTGGATCCTAACAAGCGAGCAATTATTCTGTATCAAAACGTACATGAGGCCTGCAATAAAACTAAGCCACCTATCAATATTTCCCCACGAGGAGCTGAAACGGAAGACTTAGTTTTTACTCCCAAAAACTCTTCTTACTCTCTATTCCAACCAACTGTATGGTTTTTATGCACGTCATTTAAAGATGGAGCACTAAAGGCTGAGCTTTCCAAACCGAATCCTTTTAAAGGTTCTTTTAACGGTTTTTCGCTACGCTTGTGCATATATGACCAAGGCGAACCCACATTAACTACTATAGGCACACCAGTAGACAATTCTTTTGATGAAGAATTGGGCGACTTTGAGCTGCCTTTGCTTCAAGGGTAAAATGATGTTTTCAATAGAAAGTCTTGAAACTGCGAGAGAAAGGAGAGGTCTAACAAAAAAATCACTTGCAGCAAAGGCTAATATTACTCCAGAGCATCTAACGCGTATTATTAAAGGTCAGCACTCACCTGAAGACGAGCTTATAGAGGCGTTGGCTAAAGCATTAAACTATCCAAAAGCTTTTATTCTGCATGAGTTGCCAGATCAGATATCGCAAGAGAATGTTAGTTTTCGCAACCTATCTGCATTGACAGCTAAAGATCGCAAAAGAGCCGTACAAGCTGGCAATATTGCAATGAGCGTGAATCGTTGGATGTCAGGAAAATTTCAACTTCCTAAATTTGACTTGCCTGACAATAGGTTTGAAGACCCAATTACAGCAGCAGATTCTTTAAGAAGCTATTGGGGCATCGGCAACCGCCCGATTCCGAACCTTATGAAATTGCTTGAGATCAAGGGCGTCAGAATATTCTCACTTGATGAGGACAATGACATGGTTGATGCATATTCTTTCTATAGTAATCATCAACCGTACATCATGCTTAATAATACTAAGTCGGCAGAGAGAAGTCGGTTTAACTTAGCCCATGAGCTAGGCCATCTAGTTTTACATATGCATTCAGGCGGTGACGGCCAGCTGAGTGAGTCTGCTTCTGAGCATAGACTCCAAGAAAGAGAAGCTGATAATTTTGCTTCAAGCTTACTGATGCCCGAAGAAGATGTTCGTGACCACTTGCCTGTAGTCAAAGGGCTCGATCACCTTATCGAGGCTAAACAAAGGTGGCGAGTTTCTGTAGCAGCGTTAACAAGAAAATGCTACGACCTAAATATTATCTCTGAATGGGCATATAGGGGGCTTTGCCAAGAAATTAGCATTAGAGGATACCGTAAAAAAGAACCTTTTGAGATAGAAAGGGAGAGATCGTCTTTACTTGAGAAGGTTATAGGATTTTTATTTTCTCAAAAGAAATCGTTGTCCTTTTTAGCTCAAGAAATAATGCTTCCTGAGGATGAAATAGATACGATAATTCAAGGAGTCTTAGCTAAGAGAAAAATCGACAATAACCCAAGAAGGCACCTATCCTTAGTTTGATTCAAATTACCTATTAACCCGCTTACGCGGGTTTTTTTATGTCCGCCATTCGCCGGACTTCTTTTTGGCATGGCCTCTCACAGAGTCGCCATGCCCGTGTCGCTTCTCCCCTTTCCTCAAAAACCGCATTGGCACTGCGAGCAGAGGCGGCACGCCAAATAATGGAGGTCATCATGCAACAAGAACCCATTTTGCCAATTACAAAATCCCAGCGGCGTGCACTCAACGATGAGAAAGGGTCGTCTCGTTATGCGAAACGAACGGCTATCGACTCGCTGCTAGCGGAGCGGAAATTACAAAAGCAGCTCCGTGAGGTGTGGGATGACCCGCTTCATTCTGCGTGAGCCGTATCGTCATTTGATTATCCCCCGCCCCGACCTGGGGCTTTTTTGTAGCCGCAAAAATGCTAAGCGCGCCGCTAAGCGTCGCGGCTACCCCTTTGAACTCATCTTCAAGGTGAAACGACATGAACGCAGTGAACATTGAGCAGCGCGCCCAGCGACGCGCCAAGGGCTTTGCTGTGGGTGAACACCCCAAACTGGCAAGCCGCCCTTTCCAGCCTGACTTAAACGACCCTATCGACCGAGCCAATGCAGTACGCATGGAAGCCTATGCAAGCCGCCGAGCAGGCACTGCTAAGCCGCTACTACAGATTTGGAGAGCGCCATGAAACGCGAAATTCAAATTAAGCTCCGTGCAGAGTCGATCACCGAAGCCATTCATGACGGCGATCCCGAAGGCGTAGCCAAGTTTGCCACTTACCTGGATGAAGTCGGCGACCTCACCAGCGCAGTGGATGAGATCACAGCTGAAACAACCATCGCGGATATGGTCGAGGCCTATATCCAGCCGCTATCGGGTCAACGGGTGCTGTACGCCTGGGCTAAAGACCTTGCCGAAGATGAGCAGCGAGAAATGGAAGAAAACGAAGCTGAAAGGAGAGCCGCATGAGCGACTGGCGACTCACCGGCAAGGCGGGCTGGGATGAAGATACCGGCGAGGCGGTTTACTACGTCACCAAAGGCAGTACCAGCTTAAACGCCAATGACCACCTTGAACTAGGGAAGCTTCTCGCAGAAGCCCAAGACCAAGAGCCAAACCGCGAAAACTAAAAAGCCCACTTCCTGCGGACACAGGGAGCGGGCCATAGATCAACGTCGAGAGGATCTTCTCGGAGTATAAACCATGACACCAACTAACGAAAAGCCGCGCCTACGTGTGCCTTCTGGGCGCTATCGAGTGGTTGATAGTGCCGACCACTTAAAGCTGTGGCGTGAAGTCGAAAAGACACCGACCACTGCTGTTAAAGAAGCCAACGTCGATGGCCAACAAATTACCACGCTGGATGCGATGTATGTCATCGAGCAGGCCACCAAGCTGTTTGGCCCCATGGGCCTCGGCTGGGGCTATCGCATCGAAGATGAACGCTACGATATCGGCGCTCCCGTATTAGGTGCTAAGGGTGAGCTAATCGCCCATGAGCAAACCCACACCATTCGCCTTGCACTCTGGTACCGCTGGAATGGCGAGCGTGGAGAAGTTACTCAGTTTGGCCATACCCGCGCCGTATACAGAACCAGTACCGGCAAATGGAAAACCGATGGCGAAGCACCAAAGAAGTCAGTTACTGACGCCATCAAGAAATGCCTTTCTCTACTCGGCTTCGCCGCTGACGTTTATTACGGTCGCTTCGATAACCAGGACTACATCCAAGCCCAGCAGGCCGCGACACGCATCGCGGTGGCAGAGGATCAAGACGCCGAGATTGAGAAGTACCGTCAGGAGTATGCCGACTGGCTCAAGCGTGAGTGCGACACCCTACGCGACAAGATCCCCCACCCCAAAAGCATCGAGCTAGCCGCTACCGGCATTCTCAACCGCTTACCGGACAAAGCCAGCATGGCACGCGTTGAGCCCGAAAAAGGCCAGCAAATGATTATCAAGGCCAGGGACGAAGGTATTGCCCGCGTATACGCAGCGCAGGAAAAAGCGAAACAGGAACAGTCTCAGCAACAGCAAGAGGTAACACAAAATGACTAACGCAGCCCCCAACACCGACTACAAAGGCGAACTAGTAAAGCTGGATGCCGTTGAGCAGGCCCTGGCAGGGCTGCGAGAGCAATACGGCACCGTGCCCAATGTGCAGACTAAAGAGGGTTATGCCCTCTGCAAGAAAGGCATCAAAGAGCTAACCACCTACCGAACCAGCACTGAAAAACTCCGGAAAGAGATCACTAAGCCCCACCGCGACTTTATCGACCGTGTAAACGGCTACGGCAAAGACCTGGTGGAGAAGCTACAGGCAATTGAACAGCCACTGAAAGACGCTAAGCAGCACGAAGACGAACGTGCCGAGCGCGAAAAGCAACAGCGTATCGCCAAGCTGCGCGAGCGTATCAACGTTGAAATCTGGAGCTTCTTAGATACCGCTGAGGGGCTGGATTCCACCGGCCTCGCCGAGCTTCACGATGCAGCCGTCAACATTGATACAGACGGCTACTTTGATGTCACCAGCGAGGCCGAAGACGCCAAGGCCGAGGTGTTGAAGCATATCAGCGAACAGCACGGCCAAACGTTAGAGAAAGAACGCTTAGCGGCCGAGCAAGCGGAAGTTGAAGCCGCGCGCCGCCGCTTGCGCGAAGAGGACGAACGCCGCGAAGCCGAGCGTAAAGAGCTGGAAGAACTACGCCGCTTCAAAGCGGAACAGGAAGCCAAGCGCAATCCTCCCCCAACACCGGCGCCCCAACCAACGCCGGAACCAGAACCACTACCCGCCGCTGCCGAGCTAAATGAGCCCGAGTGGATAGGCGCGGATCGATCTCAAGAGCCGGAAGCGGTCACCATAAGCCGCGCTGAATACGACCAACTGCTAGCCGATCAAGCC